ACTCCACGCTCCTGTTATCTGTCAGGCGCAGTATGAGGAGTTGAGGAAATGAAAACTAAACTCGAATTCATTATTGATGTATTTCTCATATCGTGTATTATCTTGGTAGTTATTGCTTACATTATGATTCTGGGAGGATGGGTATGATCGATTATTCTACCTCCTGGATTGAATTGTTCAAAGCAATTAGCTGGAGTGTATTTTTGATGGCAGTTTGCCTTGCTTGTTTGGTTACATCATATTTTCTTTTATTTTGGGTTTTTATAAGAGAAAAAGGATTCATCTCTGGAAAGATTCGTTCATGGTTTTCTGAACTGAGAGAATTGTTCAGAATGCTTAAAGAAATGAATCATGAAATGAAGAAAGGACTAACATGATTGTTCTTGAGGTCTATGTTGTATGTGATAAATGTGGTAAAAGGTTTCTTGGCTGGGATGGGGATGGTATCCGAAGTCCTCAGCGTATTGTTGCCAGAAGGAAGGCACAAAAAGCAGGATGGGTAATTGCTAAGAAGGTTAATTTTCGGCAACATGAATATTGCCCCAGCTGTGGAAAGGAAATAGTGTGATTAATATTATTATCAGAGGAGCAAAAGAATTTATTATTACGTTTTTTGGTGGTGTTGGAATAGGAATAGCTGTAATTGTTTTATGCTATATTCCTATATTTTTGCTTATTGCTCAATGGGATATATTGAATGTTCCCTTGTATTTTCATGTAGTAATAACAGTCATTGGATTTGTTTATGTATTTGTTGCCTATGGATTAGTTTCTGAATAGAGGAGGGTAGAATCGATGGAAAAAATCATATCAAAACCGCTGAGTAAACAAGGTCGGAAGAATTGGGAACGGATATTTGAAGAAGAAGGAGAAGGGGATTGTGGTTTTTGTAAACATGAGGAGTTGGGTTTTTGTGAAGAACCGTGCCGTTCATGCAGAGGTATGGTTAGGAATAACTGGGAGGCAAAATGATGGATCTAAATGAATTAGAAGAGAGGGCAAACGATATTCTGGCTAATATACGATCTGGTATGACCGCTGAAGGAAAGTATAATACGGATTGTGTATTGAGATTCTCGATTGAGGCTATTGTGGAGATATTGAAAGTGATGAATTATGTACCTCTGGATTGTATGATGAAAAGGGGAAGGAAATCAAAAGAGACAGAATTCTGATTGAAACTGAGAGTGAAATGGACCAAGCATTTTTATCCGATACATTGAAGATTGAAAGACCGGTTCTTTTGAATCCAGTAGAAGGAGGTTATAATAGTGCTTGTGTTTATACAGAAGGGTTTGAATTGATTACTGAGGGAAATGCTCTTGCTATTTTGAAACAAGATGTGGAAAGGTTGGAAGATGAATTGAAAAAAGAAGCTGAAATCTATAGTAAGAGAAATGCCGGTTTGTCTGCAATTCAAGACATTTGTAACGAGGGAATATTTGGACTTGGAAAACTCTCCAGGATCAAGCAGTTGATTCATGAAATGAGGTGCGGAAAATGAAAGAAACTATTCACGTTTTAAAGTATGAATTACAGCAAGAAGTAGCCACTATTGTTGATAAGTATATGATGGAAAATACTGATCAACCATTTTATATTGAATTATCAAACCAAAATGAAGAAGTAATTATATCATTTTCTGAAAATTCATTTGATTTAGTTGAATGTGATAATTGCATTTTTTGTACAGATTGTAAACATGCATTTGAGGAGTGTTGATTATGAAAAATAAGCTATTCGATTCAGCTTCTGATTCAGCATTTTCTGGTGAAGATGAAGAAAATTTTGATGAAATTGTGCCCGAAATTGTTGATTCTTTTCCTATGATGAAGCAAAATTTGGTTCAGATTTTGATAAATATTCGGTTTTTGTTGGTGGTTTTGGTGATTTTGAATTTCTTGAAATTTTGGTTTTGAAGGATGTTTTTTCATGTTTTTTGTGATTTTGATGGTTTTGAGGGAGTGATTTTGAGGGTAGTAGAATTTTTATTTTTAATTTTTGCTTGGAGATTTGAGTATGTGTAGTACATGTCTGGGGAAATTGATAACTTTTATTTTTAAGAAAAGGGGTGTATTTATTAATAAAAAGTTAATACGTACAAATACCCATCGAGTAAAACATCATTCTACGTAGACTAAATTATTTTTATTATAATAATAATATAATAATATAAAATGAATAAATATAGGGGGGTATTTAGTCATATTAACTTTTTATTAACTTTTTTCTTGAGGAGAGCTTTTTGACTACTGAGGATTTAAAGTGGAGGCTAAAAAATGGAAATGTTCATTTCAAGGAAATAGAGATGATCAGAGTTAAAGATCCTTTAAATCGGAATACAGATTTAGGAATTGAAAGTGATACGCATATTTTTTTCTTAGACAGTGATTGTTGTGTATATGTAGAATGACTCCAGGATAGAATGGTTAAATGTCTTTTTCAGAGATTAGGTGGGTACAAGAGAACGTGGGTTCGTGAATTGTAGTGTTTTTTCTTTCTTGAGGGAGGAATTTTCATGGGAACTGAAGCAGTCAAAAAACGGATTGAGGAGTACGAAAAAAGTGTTGAAATGCTTAAGGATGTGGAAGGGTTTGATTCCAGTGTAGGATTCAGTTATGAGTTGGGTCGATTGGATGGTATGATTGAGGCCTTGCGTTTGATTGAGGAGGATGTTGAATGATTCTAAGCAAAAAGAATCTTCTTGTGGTTGAGTGTATTTCGCTGGATAAGCAAGTACCTGCATTGAACAATATTCATGTTTCCAGTGATGGATTTACAGTTGGTGCAAATGGCCGGGGAATGATAGTTGTTTCTCCAGTTCCGGAGAATGTGAAAAAGCAAGTACCTTTGAATGAGACTCAGGCTGGTGATATTACCTTAGCCTCGGATACTATTCGAAAAGTGATTAGAAATCTTCCCAGGGATGTGCAATTTGGTGGATTATTGGAGTTTGTTGATCTTCAGAATGGTAATTTTACATGGACAGATGGTAAACGAAAGCATAATATGGTTGGAAAGCCTTATGAGCGTAAGTATATTGAGTATGAACAGGTTATACAGAAAGCATTTGAAGGAAATAATACTGGCTCCAGAGTGGTCTTAAATCTTAAAAGGTTTATAGCTTTATTGAATACTGTAGAGAAAATATGTGGTGATAGTGTAGCTGAAACTCCTGTTTATATTGAGTTTACTAAAGATAATAATATTATAATATTAGGAGAGAGTGCTAAAACAGGGCAACAGGTGCTTGCATTGATGAATTCGTATAAAGGAATTGAAGGAAAATGGATCATTTTGAATGAATGGATGTTAAAAATTATAGGGAAAGGAAAAAAACTAATAAAAAAATTTAAGGCATAAATTAATGTAAAATAAGGCTTTAGATAAAACTCTTTATTTAGCAAGAAAAAAACTACTTGTTTTTATAAAGAGTTTTTATTATTTTTTAACACATAAGAGAGAGCCAATTCAATAACAGGAATTATCAAGTAAGGAAAATTAATGAATGACTTTTGTGAAAGGGCAAAGTGGTAACCCAAGAGGGAGACCGGTTAATCCATATTTAAAACAACTCCATGAAGCCTTAGCTAAATTTAAGAAAGATAATAATAAAACTTTTGTACAACATTGTGTCGAAGTAGGAATGGTCGAACCTGCTATGGCAAATACACTTCTTAAGAAAGTAATGCCCGACCTCAAGTATGTAGAATCTGATGTGAATGTTTCAGGCAGTATAACCCTTGACCATTTAACGGATGAAGAGCTTGATAGCAGAATTAAAGAAATTGAATCGCTTGGAAAGAGAAGAGTTCTACCTTCTGAAAAAAGAAAAGCGATTAAGAAACTCAAGAGCTAATTTCTGGACAATGTGTCAGACTCTAATGCCAGAGTTTTATCTTGATGATAGAACCTACCTTTGGCGATTATGTAATACCCTCCAGAATCTCTATGAAGGAAAGCTCATTCGTCCATTTGATGGGCATCCTTATAACAAACTTCTAATTAACATGCCTCCCCAATTTGGTAAATCCAGAACATTACAATATTTTAGTTCATGGTGTTTTGGACAAAATCCCTCAACGAAGATTCTCCTTGCCTCATATAATGATCTCATCTCCGGCGATTTCTCGAAGTATACCAGAGATATAATTATGGAAGAACATACCGGTAATGGTAATATAATTTATCGGGATATTTTTCCTCACGTAGAGATAAGAAAAGGATCAGCTGCTATCCAGCGATGGGCATTGAGGGGGTTTTACTTCTCCTATCTTGGGTGTGGTATTCAGGGTACGGTTACTGGGAAGGGCGGTAATATACGCATCATTGATGATCCTATAAAGAATGCTGAGGTAGCTTACAATGAAATGGAATTAAACAAGATATGGCGATGGTTGACTGGTACTTGGATGAGCAGAAAATCAGGTAGAGTAATTGATGTTATTAATATGACCAGGTGGAGTAAACATGATCCGTGCGGAAGATTGCTTGCGAGTAAACGAGCAAAATTCTGGTATGTGCTGAAGTTCGAAGCAAAAAAGGGTAAAGGATTTCTTTGTCCCGAGATTCTCAATCAGGAAGAGTACGAGGAATTCTCCGATCCTGAGGTAGGAATGGACAAGGCAATCTTCCGCGCAAACTATCACCAGGAGCCAATCGATATACTTGGAAAGCTGTACACATCATACAAGACTTATACTAATGTCCCAGTGGATGAGAATGGTAATTGTGTCTTTGAAAGGATAATCAATTATACGGATACTGCTGATGAAGGAAATGATTATCTATGTAGTATTTGTTTGGGAGAATATCAGGGAGAAGGGTATCTGCTGGACGTGTATTATACCAAGGATGGGATGGAAGTAACCGAGCCAGCAACTGCGAAGTTCTTAGTTACTAATCATGTTAATAGTGCTAAGATAGAAAGTAATAATGGTGGTAGAGGATTTGCCAGAAATGTTAAAAGGATCATTGAAGAAAAGGTTGAGGAAGAAACGACTCGGATAGGATCTGAGGAGGAGTTTACAGATGAACAAAGGGAGTGGAGTTTGGTTGGTATTAAGTGGTTTCATCAGACGGAAAACAAGCGTGCTCGGATTCTTAGTAATAGTAGTTTCATTATGCAGCATATATATTTTCCGGTTAATTGGTCAGAAAAGTGGCCGAAGTTTTTCAGGGATGTAGTTGGCTATCAGAAAGAGGGAAAGAATACCAATGATGACCCCCCGGATACTTTAACAGGATTAGCCGAAATGATTAGCAAGTCACGTCCAAGAGCTATGGCTGTTGGATAAAGAACGGAGGGGGAATGATGCAAGTAGCTGAATTCAAAAAAGCATGTGATACATTCGAAAAAACAGGCGATCTAAATTCAGTACTGGGAATACTTCCAGAGACAGTAGAGGAATTGAAAATACAGTTCGGAGTATTAGTAGTTGCAGATGAGGATGTGGTTGTTTTGATGGTTGCTGATATGTTACCGGAGACAGCAATGAATGAGACTCAAGCAGGTCTAAGAAAGATATTCCCAAACAACAAAGTCCTGATTCTGGATGAGGGGGCAAAGTTGGGGATAGTGAAGCCTGACCAATCAAGTTGGAAAGAAGGCACAGCCGATCCTCCAGAGGTGGAGAAATCAAATGGCAACTAAATCAAAAGGCTTCCTAAAGAAACTCATTGATGCTCATGAGATATCTATACTCGGAATCAATACCCAATATACAACAACGCTGGAAGAGTTTGAAACATTATTTGAACAAACAAAGAATCTCAAAGCATTTACATTGCATGTTAAGCTTCACAAGAAGGGCTAATGAAAAGCTTTAGACTCAAAGCAGACTTTGTAATAGAAGCAGAGAATCTTACTAATGCTTATGAGGAGATATCTTTTTTCTTTGCAGAAAAAGCAGACGGCTTTGATCAGGATGTAGATGGTTGCTGTGAAGTAGAGGAGGGCAAGATGAATCTTATGGGGGATGAGGGAGATAGAAAATGAAACATTTCATTATGATATTCTTGTTACTCATTATGTTACCTGGCTGTATGTTATCTGATAATAAAAAAGAAGAAAATAAACAAGCTCATTTTATTATTACCCAAACAGAAACCGGGATAGGAGTATACAGTAATCCTCATATTAGATTATATATTAAAAATGATGGCAACGCCACGGGGTATAATATCATTTGTAATGTAATAATTTATAGAGATAAAACTATATTAGCAACATCGGATATTGATATATATAAAGGTGATATTTTACCAAATGGTACAGTATGGAGGGATATAATATTAAATTGTGTTACGGCGCATAATAGATATAGTAATATTGAATATAATTTAATGTGGAATTCAAGATAGCATAGGGAGGGTAGGAGATGACAAGACAACATTTCTTTGGAATACTGTTGGGAATTATTGTTGTTTCATTTGTAAAATCAGATAGAGAAAAGAATTGGGTATATGAAAGAGCTAAAGCACGGGCTGAAATTGTAAGAGCATTTAATATACCTCCAGTTCGTGTATCATTTAATCATGATAGTACACAGCATCCAATGGGAAAAGAACTTCATGAATTATTAATGTCTGATCCGGAATTTAAGAAACATTTTGATGATTTTAATCAAGAACTTGAGGTTATAAAAGCATAAAAAGAAAATGGGTTCTGTTGAGGTAGGCATACCAAGACGGACGCAAGAAATAAAAAGGACGGCAGTTGAGTGCTCAACCATTCATCGCCGTCTTTTTTGTTTGCCCTCTTCAAACAGGGGGATCAAAATGAATAGAAAAGAATCAAATGAACAAATACAATACTGGGCAATATCGAAGACAAAAGCAGATGATCAGTATGATTTTCCTGAGTATAAAGGATTAATTAAAAGAGCAAGAAGTAGAGTAATTGGGTGTATAAAAGAATGGGAGTAGACTATAAATGAAACTTTTCGGCTATCAAATATCAAAGGCAATAACAAACAAATATACCCCGAACTCTATATGGCCTTGGTTCTTTGGAAAGGTCTGGGCTTCACGCCAGGATCAAACATCATTACTCAATGCCTATAGATCATGGGTCTACGTTTGTGCCAGTAGGAATGCAGCAACATTTGCAGCAACTCCATTACGATTATTTGTAGCCAAAGAAACTACTACTCAAAAACTCCTGGCTCCTACAAGACCAATAACGATCAAGCAATGCAAATATTTCCAGAGCAATCCAAAGATAGCATCATTGCCTCATGTAGTAAAGGCTGCTGAGATAGAAGAGATAATAGAACATCCGGCGATTGATTTACTTCACAATGTAAACCCTTTTATGAATCAAACTGATTTGATGGAGCTTACGGATCTATTTGAAGAGCTGACTGGTAATGGGTATTGGTATGTACTCAAAAATGCTATGCATGTCCCCGAGCAGATATGGGCTTTGCCCCCAGATAGAATGAGGATAGTCCCTGATGCAGAAAAGTTTATAAGAGAATATCGATTGTTCACTACTCTCAGGGGTAAAGGAATTCCATTTGAAACAGATGAGATTATACATTTCAAATTTCCAAATCCGAATGATCTGTACTACGGGGCTTCTCCTCTGCAGGCTGTAAGTGACAGTTATAATATAAATCAGAACATGAATAATTACGAGAATGCCCTGTTCACAAATAATGCCAGACCGGAAGGATTTTGGACAACTGAGGCAGAACTTGATAGTATTGATACAAAGCGATTGAGTAAGGAGCTTGCAGAAATGTGGCAGGGGGTATTCAATTCAGGCAAGACGGGTATTACAAGTCATGGTTTAAAGTATGAACCGCTGAATCTTTCTCCCAGGGATCTGGGTTTTTTGAAAGGAAGAGAATGGACAAGAAAAGAAATCTATGAAGCATTCGATACACCGATAGGCTTATTTGATGATAAGGCAGACAGGGCAAATGCTCAGGCGGCTCAATTCGTATATGCAAAGTATTGTATTCAGCCGAGACATAGAAGATTTGAAGAGAAACTAAATGAACAATTAGCCCCGATGTTTGACGAGAAGATATTCTTTGCATTTGATAATGTAGTTCCAGAGGATCAGGAACTGGCACTCAAGATAGATACTGAGTTACTTATGAAGAGTGTAGTTAGTATTGATGAGGTAAGGGCAGACAGAGGAAAGGAATCATTACCGGATGGGGCAGGAGCTGTGCCATATATAAGGCAGGGAATGATTCCAATAACCGCAGCACAATTTGGAATTCCCACTGAACCTGAAGAACCGGAACCAAAAGAACCGGACGAGGAAAAACTGGTAGAATCAATAAGCTCCGAGATCGTTGAACAATTACTCAGGCAGGTGTCATGAATACAGCAACCCTTCTACAACGCAACTATAACGAGATCAAGGATCAGGTAGTTTCTCTTCTCAGAGAGCACAGACAATACTTGCTTGAGAAGGGTATTACTCGATATGGTGAACCAATAACGACAGAAGTATGGCAAAGACTTTGGAACAAATTTATCGATCATACAGATCCACGAGTACGAAAAATGGAAAAGGATTTGAAACCTCTGTTCATAAAGCAAGGAAAAGAAGTTGAGGCAAAGGTTTTGGCACATCCGCTTCCAGCGAGCAAAGCGGATCTTACCCCAGATCAGGAAAAGTTTATTAATCTATGGATGTTTGATAAAAAGAAATGGGTAAAAGAATTTCAGAATATTGAAGCTCCTCATATTGCAGAAGGATTTGTCAGTGGAGGAGTAGCAACATTGGAAGCATTAGAATCGGCTGTATTTTTTGATCCTGAGAGTGCTACAGCAGTTGCATTTGTCAAAACAAGGGCTTTAGCCTCCTCAGTAGAAGTGAACAAAACAACTGAGAAAATATTACGAAGAAGTTTAGCAGCAGGAATAGAAGCAGGGGAAGGCACAAAAGAGATTGCAAAAAGAGTAGCAACTATAACTGAATTCAATAGTAAAACACGATCAACAAGAATTGCACAAACGGAAGTAATTGGTGCGGTCAATAAGGGTTCTCTGGAGGGAAGTAAACAGAGTGGGGTAGTTTGGGGGCATCAATGGTTGGCTGCTTTAGATAAAAGAGTACGTAAGTCTCATGAGAATTTAACTCTCAGTGGTGAAGCTGTTAAACTTGGAGATGACTTTTCAATTGGAGTAGAGTATCCAGGAGATCAAGCTGGTGATGCTGCTGAGGTGATTAACTGCTTTACTGACTATCAAATTCCAATTTTCACAACTGAAGGATGGAAACAAATAGGGGAAATACA